CATCTGATTATCTGGGTGTAGATGTAACCCAAGCAGCGATCAATTTCATAGACATGAAACCCAAGCTTGCGTCTGAACGTGCTGACCAACTTGCGGCTCTTCTGGCAAAAGATGAAAGTGGCGCAGCCGAAGCAGGCTTCCGCGCCGCTTTGTGGAGGGCGCTCAGGGACAGTTCCCGAAGGTTTGATAATGATCTCTCGCCCATGCCTGGTGTTGACACTAAGAAGCTAATAGATGCTATTGAACGCAGCCGTCCGTATCTGGAAAAATTTTATGACAAAAGCTCTATGGAATTTTTGGATGAGCTAGTAAGGGGCGCTCCCTTACAAAAAACAGGGACGGGTAGTGTGTTTGCGGGTACTCCGGCTGATGTTATGTCGGCAAACTTTGCCACCATAGAGGCGGTAGGGGCAATGGGACGAACTGCGGGTCAAAGAATCTTTGGCACAATTGGCATAAACCCACTTGTCGCCACCGGAATGGGACGAAGAATTGCCGCTTATACTTTCGGTAAAATAGGCGAAGAAAAAATTCTAAAGATTGTAGAAGATGCTCTTCGTGATCCGCAGAAAGCAGCCGCCCTTATAAGGAGATATAAAACTCTGCCAGACTGGGAACCTTCTCCAACCACGAAGGAATTAGCAGAACAAGCCTACGAGGATCCGATGGGGCTTGCTAAAAGTGGTTTTGGAAAAGCAGAGAAAACGCTTCGCAGTGGTTTAGGAGCCGTGTCAAAATACCTGTCTAACCATTCTCTGGAAGCTATTAAAAGAGCCTCAAGGTTTGGTCTTATACCAGCACAAGCGGAAGTCCGTAAACTTGATGTTGAAGAAGATTACCGTCGTGGGCCTCCTTTTGATTACAAAGACAACCTAATCCGATACGAAATAGAAAACAGTGCCCCAGAAGGGCCGCGTGGAAACATTTCAGGACCCGGTGTCAAAAGAACACCGTTAAAAATCGAACTAAATACTCCACGTGGACAGTCATCAGTGCAACCTGCGGGTCTCCAAAACCGTCAGGTGGCATTTAACCCCCATCCGGCGTCAATGCTTAGTAAGGTCAGTCCCGTGCAGGTGGCACTCGAACCACGGCCCGCTTCCCCCGACGTGCGTCAGAGAGGACAAGAACTTTTTGGACCCACTGATATAGTATTTGGACCCACTGATATAGTATCTGCAAAAGACGGTGGTATCATGTCTGTTAAGTGCAAGCCAAGGCAGATTGTCGGATGATGTTATCAGAGCATTTTTCCCTCAGTGAGCTTACAAAGTCCTCCACCGCAGTCCGTATGGGGATAAAGAACAAACCGGGTGAAGGCGCGGTTGAAAGTCTTACCCAGCTTTGTGAAAATATCTTGGAGCCCGTGCGAAACCATTACGGGGTCCCCTTTGTGCCGAATAGCGGCTTTCGAGGTTTAGACCTGAACAGGGCAATTGGGTCCTCCGACAAGTCGCAACACGTTACGGGAAACGCGGTTGACTTTGAAGTCCCGGGGGTAGATAACAAGATTGTAGCCCTGTGGGTAAAGGAAAACTGTGACTTTGACCAATTGATTTTAGAGTTTTATAAAGAGGAGGACCCCGCTAGCGGATGGGTACATTGCAGCTACGACGCAAAAAAACCCCGCCGCAAATCGGCGCGAATCTTCAACGGACGGGATTGGACTTCTTTGTAGGTGAGGCATTGCAGTGTCGATTGTGGATATATTCTCAGCGGCGTGGCCCGTCCTTGTAACCGTAATAGCCCTAATCGTGGTACTAGCCAAACTCCACGGTGACGTGGAAATACTAAAGGATAAGGTAAAAACGTTGTTTGATCTTTGGAACCGAGACTACAACAAGGGAGACTAGAGGGTGGTTTTTCGCGGCCTCCTGTTTGTCTTCTTACTCTTACTTCCACTGGAAAGTGCGGCGCAGCCAACCTGTGCCCTGTCGGAAGTTATCCGCGAAAGGTTGCGGGACATAAGCAGGGAAGCACCACAGGTGCAAGGTATTCAGGTTGATGGACGGCTCTTGGAAATTTGGCGAAACCATGACGGATCCACGTGGTCCGTAACTATAACAGCCTTTAGCAACGGCAAAAAATTTACTTGCATCATGGCCCACGGGACAGATTTTCAGCCAGTTATTTGGTTTCTTGAAGACGGGTCCACTTAGTAGTTTTTTTGTAAGGTCGGGTGAGTAGCGTATGCCGAACCCCGGATTGCCAAAATCCGTAATTGTCGAAACCATTGAGACAATCGAAGATTTCTTACGGCGTGGGTATGCCCCGCCGAACCTGTCCAGAAACAATGTTCCGGGGGCAAAGAGGGAGGCCGCACGTAAGTTAAACATTTCCGAGAGCACGGTTGGCGGACGCCTTATGCTTGCGGAAACAAAACACGGACTGTCCGTGGATTGGTCCCTGTATACTCCCCCCGAGCTTACAAAGGTCCAGTCCAGAAAGCTTAAACCAAAAGTTCGCATAAAAACGACAACGGACGTGGACGCCTCCCCCATGTACCGGGTTCTGGCAGTGGGAGACCTGCACGACTCTCCAACCCTTCCAGACAAGTCCCGCTTCAACTGGATAGGGCACTACGCGAATAGACACCAGATCCCGCATATCGTACAAATAGGGGATTGGATGTCTTGCGACAGTTGTAGTCAATATGATTCACGCGCCACCATTACGGGAAGACAGAAGCCGTCTTTTGACGAGGACATTGCCTCACTGGAGATTTCTATTTCGGCTATGGTTTCGGAATTTGATGCGGACTACTCGCCACACCGCGTTATCACTCTTGGAAACCATGAAAACCGGGCCTATCAATGGGAGGATAACAATCCCGAAGTTGAAGGCATGTTTGCACTTCGCATGGAGCAATCTTTTTCTCGCGGTGGATTTGACTTTATTCCTTATATGGATTGGTATTTTCTTGGTGGGGTTGGCTTCACTCATGTCCCTACTGGCGTCATGGGTAAGCCTTACGGCGGTGAGCAACCTGAAAACGCAATTGCAAACAAAGCGGTCTTCAGTATTGTATATGGGCACACGCATAAAAGAGTTTTGAAGAGAGCCGCAAAAATAGGTCCCCAAAAGCACGTGACCGTCTTAAACCTTGGGTGCGCCCTGCCTGACGGACACCTAGAACATTACCTAAAAGACGGACAAATGACGGGTTGGAGCTACGGTGTTTACGACCTCAAGATCCAGTCCGGTGACATCATATCCGACAAGTTCATTTCAATGTTGGAGCTTAGGGAACTTTACGAGGCTACGAAAGCCAATCCCTAGCATCTTCCCCCAGGATAGTGTCCGCTATTTTTATTTTATTTCTCAAGGCATCGACAATCTTCTCGTCAATGGTCTTGGGGGAAATTAAGTCCACGTAAGTCACCTTATTGGTCTGTCCAATACGGTGTGCCCGATCCTCGGACTGAAGTCGTAGCTCAAGGTCATACCCATTACTGAAGTATATGACCGTGTTTGCGGCAGTCAGGGTAAGGCCGTAACCGCCGGTTTTAGGGTGCCCTACGATGAAACGTAACTTTGACGCCGGATCCTGAAATGTTTCCACGATCCGTTGGCGATCAGGGTCAGGGGTTCCACCGTAGAGCGATTCGACCGCCTGTACGCCGAAGCGGTCTTGCAGGGCCTTGGTAATCAGGCGAATGTCCCGGGTCCATGTCGCCCATATGATTACCGATCCCTGAATTTCGTCACAAATCTCCATGAGTGCGTCAATCCGATTAGACTTAATCTCATGCGTCACGTCATTGTCGTCCTTGAGGTGACCAAGGCAAATCTGTTGTAGTCTCATTATTTGGGTGAGGGCATTCTGGGTAGTCGCCAATTCCCCACTTTCAAGACGGGCCAGCGCCAGATGCTTCATCTGATTGTACGCGTCAACCTGCTCCTTCGTTAGCGCCACCTCACGCTTCATGTACACCTTGTCGGGGAGATCGAGGCAATCTTCCTTCCTCACGCGATAGGAACTATCGTGCAGTTTCTCCGTTAGCTCATCCAAACGCCGGAAGCCCACTATGTGATTAAACGAATGAGAGCCCATTGTCCTACGCTGGACCACGGCATAACGATTTTGAAAGGCGTAGTAAGATTTGAAGCCCAGTATCTTAGGGCTTAAAAAATCCATTTGGCTGTAGAGATCCATAGGAGATTTTGTCACGGGAGATCCGGTCAAAATGCGCCGCATCCGAGCATCACGGCCCACGTCACAAATTGCTTTTGTGCGCTTCGCTTGTCGGTTTTTTATTGTTGTGCTCTCGTCCACCGCCATCAAAACATTAAACTTTTTAACGAAAAACTCTGCAACCTCCACGCCCTTCTTGGTGCTGAAGGATTCAACATTCATTAGCAAAAATTTTAACTTCCCCCCAGCATCATAAAGGTCTAACAGTTCCTGCCTTTTGGCCTTGGTTAAATTGGGGTTCCACAAAACAATTTCCCGCTCTATCCTGTCTGGGAGGTGTGCCTCAATCTCTCCCTTCCAGTTTGCAATGACGCCCTTGGGGGCGACAATCAGGGCAAAGTTAATTGCTCCGCACTCAAAACGTGACGCAATTGTGTCTATGCAGACTTTTGTTTTCCCCGTCCCCATATCCATCAGAAGCGCAAAATTCTCTTTGGTCACGCTCTCCGAGAAAGCGTCCCGTTGGTGCGCGTAGGGTGAAGTTTTGAAATCGTAGGGTGTCATGTCGGATTTCTCTTGCAATTGAAAGACAACCCCCATATAAGGGGTGGTGACGGTTAAGTCAACCGCCGATTAAAGAAACAAGAAACAGGAGACAATATGAACGACTTATTGCAAGAGATGTCTCAAGATGCGGGAAACCGTAGTGACGACATGGACAGTCTTGACGACGGCAAGCTTGATGCCGTTTCAAGGTTGGCGAACGAGGCGGCTAACTTAGAAAATAAGATAGCCGAACTGGAGGTCCTGCGCAAGGAGACCCAGTCCGCGCTTCATAAAATTACGGACGAACGCTTGCCGGAGGCCCTTGAGGAGATGGGCTTGCAGAAGTTCACTTTGGTGGATGGCTCCGAGATTGCCATAAAACCGATCTACTCGGCTTCCATTCCGTCCTCCAGAAAAGAGGAAGCCTTCCAGTGGCTCAGGGACCACGATTTCGGGGACCTCGTTAAGAACAACGTGACGGTCACCTTTGGCCGTGGAGAGGACGAGGATGCAAAGGACTTTGTGGGTCTTTGCAGCCAGAAGGGATACACGCCCAATCAACTGGAGAAGGTTGAGTCCATGACATTAAAGGCTTGGCTAAGGGAACGTGTGGAAGCGGGCGACGCCGTCCCGCTAGATTTATTCGGCGCTTTCATCTCACAGAGAGCAACCATAAAGAGGAGCAAGTAACATGGCAAAAACTGCTGTGGCGAAGAAGAAGGACAACGATGTTGTTGTCTTGGACCCCGACATGTTTGCAGCCGACGCGGGCACGGGTGTCAACGATCTTGGGACGGAGGATCTTGCCATCCCCTTCCTTAAAATTTTGCAAAAAATGTCTGACGAGGTGGACGACTTGGACAATGCCAAGGCGGGAGACATCTTCAACACGGTCACTAAAGACGTGACCAAGGGGGCCACTGGGGTTCTCGTAGTTAATTGCGCGTACAACCTCCAGTACATTGAATGGGAGCCCCGGGGTCAGGGGACTGGAGCACCCTTCGCAATCTACGCGAGTGGTGACGAAATCCCCAAGACGGAGCGGGGCGACGACAACAAGGACTACGTCGTTGACGGAAATGGCCGCTATCTGGAGAGGACCGCCCAGCATTACGTCCTGATCCTGGATGAGGACGGAACCACTCAGCAAGCCCTCCTGCCCATGAAATCGACGCAGTACAAAAAGTCGAAGCAGTGGAATTCCGCAATGCGGGCCTTGAAGATGAAAGACAGTTCCGGCTCGATGTTCACACCCCCGCGCTTCGGACACATCTGGAAGTTGGAGACCGTCTCAGAGGAGAACAAGAACGGTTCGTGGCACGGCTGGCAAATCAGCAAGCTGGAGCCTGTTTCAGACCCCGAACTCTACCAAGAGGCTAAGTTGTTCGCGGAGAGTATCCAAGCGGGTAAGGTTAATGTCCAACACGTGCGTGAGGAGGACAAGACGTCCTCCGACGAAGACGTACCGTTTTAGTATTGAGTGGGGAGGCTTCGGCCTCCCCGTTTTTTATGAAAAAAAACATTGAAAGATTTGCAAGCCTCTTCCGTGGCCTAAACAGGGCCTATGGCGCTGTTGACCTGACCGGAAAAGACGCGAACGGAAAGCAGAAGGGCAAATACAAATTTGTCCACGAACCACGGACCAGTGAGACTTTTGACGCTCATCTCAAGGGGGAGACCTCAATTGGCGTGGTCCCGATTAACGAGGACAATCTGTGCCGGTGGGGCGCACTTGACATTGACCAATACCCGCTTGACCACTCGGCCATTATACGGAAGTTGGCCGAACTGGACCTTCCACTTGTTGTCTGCCGCAGCAAGAGCGGTGGGGCGCACTTGTACCTGTTTCTGACAAAGTTTGTCGAGGCCGAAAAACTACAGGTTAAGCTTAAAGAGATAGCGTCCGAGATTGGTTTTGGCGGCTGTGAGATTTTCCCCAAGCAAATAAAACTTGTCTTGGAGAGAGGCGACAACGGAAATTTTCTTAACCTACCCTATTTTGACGAGGAAAACGGGCTTAGATACGCGATCAAGGATGATGGGTCAGCGGCAAGCTTGGAAGAATTCCTTGATTACGCAGAATCCGCCGCCATAAGTGAGGAGCAACTGGAGGGTTTGCTGGCAAAGGAATCTCCGGAAGTTGACCAACGCCTAAAGGACGGGCCTCCATGCCTACAGGCCCTGCTAAGACAAGGCTTTCCGCAAGGCACAAGAAACAACGGCCTGTTCAATATCGGAGTTTACTTGAGGAAGGCGTTTCCCGACGACTGGGAAACAAAAATTCTGGAATACAACCAGAAGATTATGGATCCACCGCTCGACTTAAAAGAGGTCAACATTGTCGCGGAGCAGGTCAAGAAAAAGGACTACCAGTACAAGTGTGGCGACCAGCCGGTCGTAAACTTCTGTAACAAGGACGTGTGCCGTGGACGAAGACACGGAGTTGGCGGGGGCGCGAATACTCCCACAGTCGCAAACTTGAGGAAGTATGACAGTGAGCCTCCCCTTTGGTTTTTAGACGTGAACGGATCCCCCGTCGAGCTTGACACGGAGGGCCTTCAGGCGCAGCCGAGGTTCCAGAAGCTCTGCATGGAGCAGATCAATTTTATGCCGCGCACGATGACAAAGCCCGTCTGGGAGACTTTAATTAATTCCCTTTTGTCAACAATGCTTGACACGGAAGGGGCGGTTATCAGCACGTCAGAGGACACAAGCCTTCGCGGACAGTTTTATGACTTGTTGGAAGAATTTTCAACGCACATGCAGTCGGCTATGGACAAGGAGGAAATTTTGTTGAGGAGGCCGTGGACGAATGAAACGGAGGGGCGGACCTATTTCCGACTGAAGGACTTTGAAGCCTTCCTCAAACGAAGCAAGTTTTTTGATTACCGCTCCAACAAGATTGCCCAACGGCTCCGCGAAATGGACGGGAGGGCAGAGCAATTCCGGATCAAGGGGAGAACCGTTCGCTGCTGGTCTATTCCCGCATTTGCAAAAGTTGAAGACGACTTCGGGTCACGGTTTGAGGAGGAGGACGTACCATTTTAGGGAAGCCCTTAATGAACTGGAGCCGTCTCTTGCGTGATCTCAGGGAGGAGGCTGGAATCTCTCAGAGGAGCCTAGCAACAAGGGCGGGGATGCCTCAGAGGACGATTGCCGAATACGAGAATGTTGGGAGCATGAGGCAACTTTCTATATACAAAGTCGAGTTGATCTTAGACAGCCTTGGCTACGAGATTGAGGTCATGTTGAAAGATGTTTAGATACTTTGGCCCTCCTGGTACAGGGAAAACAACAACCCTGCTCAACCAAGTTGATAGCCTTCTCTCGGGGGGAATGAACCCGAACGACATTGGATATTTCGCTTTTACACGCAAAGCCGCGCATGAAGCACGGGACCGCGCCGTGGCCCGCTTTAACTTGGACCCGGAAAAAGACTTCACGTACTTTCGCACCCTTCACAGTCTGGCCTTCCAAATGCTGGGGATGACCGGCGCACAGGTTGTTAACGATCAAGCTCTGCGGAAATTTGGGGAGCACACCGGAATTAACTTATCTTCCGGCGGATCAGAACATGCCGCCGAGGACGGCTTTGTTGTCGTTCAAAGCAACAATCCTATAATGAGAGCCGTGGATCTCGCCAGAAATTCATTACTAGGAACGCGACACGCGTACAACACAGCGGAGTTACAGATACCCTTTTACGAGTTTGAGCACTTGTTCAAGGAATACAATAAGTTCAAAGAAATCAATGGCTTAAAAGACTTTACTGACATGATGGTTGAACTTTCCGAGCGTCCGGGAAGTATCCCTATTCTTAAAGTGGTCTTTCTTGACGAGGCACAAGACCTGACGCCATTGCAGTGGCGAGTTGCCGAACATCTAAGCAACCGGAGTGACCGGATGTTTATCGCGGGAGATGACGATCAGGGCATCTATCGTTGGGCAGGAGCGGACACAGACAGGTTTGTGTCACTAACGGGCGGCTCTGAAATTCTCTCCCAGTCCTACCGCATCCCAAGGTCCGTCCACAAGGTTGCGGGTTCCGTTGTCAGCCGCATCAGGAAAAGACAGAAAAAAAGCTGGCTCCCGAGGAGGGACGAGGGCTCCGTAACAAAAATATACGATCCCGACACAGTGGACTTCTCCGACGGGACTTGGTTGGTGATGGCACAGGCTAATTACATGCTGGACGACCTGTCCGAATCGTTGCTGTCCAACGGTCAATACTTTGAACGGCGGGGCTCTGCGTCGCTTACCAAAAATGTTAGGAATGCCATCGGCTCATGGAACCACCTGTGCTCCAGCCCCAGCCACGACGTGTCGCACAAGGAGGCGGTCAACATATTTAACCACATTTCCAGCGGCAAGGGACTTAGGCGTGGCGCGAAAAAAATGTTAACGGGAGCCGACGAGCGGGACCTGTTTTCACTGTCCGTTCTTTGCACACACTTTGGACTGGAGACCCAAAACCCCGCGTGGGAAATTGTTTTGGACAGGATTCCCGACGAGGACAGAGCCTACGCCACGGCGTTACTTAACCGAGGAGTGAACATATTCGAGAGGCCCAGAATAAAACTGTCCACGATTCACGGCGCGAAGGGCGGGGAGGCAGATAATGTCTTACTCTTCCTCGACCTGAGCACAAAGGCCCTGACAGAGATGGAGAGAAATCCCGACGACGCTTACCGTGTTTTATACGTGGGCGTCACAAGGGCCAAGGAAAATCTGGTTTTGAAAATGCCCGACGACCCGCAACGCGGATGGGCCATCTGAGGAGAAAAAAGTGCAAGCTAAGGAACTACTTGAGAAGGCCGTTGCGTTGGTAACGGGAGACCGAAGTGACACCCACGGTAATATGTACAAGAACCATGAGAACATAGCCAAGCTATGGAACGGATACATGTACAACAAGAGAACCATATACCCGGAGGACGTGGCGAATATGATGGAGCTAATGAAAGTGGCGCGACGAAAAATAGGGGGTCTCAATCCCGACGATTATATAGACGGGGCGGGGTACGCTGCGGTGGCGTGGCAATGCGCCGTGGAGGAAACTGGGCTGGACGATGAAGAATAATCTTAGGCGACCAACATGGGGCGTCAAAACCGAGTGGGTGCCCGTTCAGGAGCTTCCCGCCACTCCCGCAGGTGTTAAGGAAATCGCAATTGACTTGGAGACGAAGGACCCACGGCTCAAGACCCACGGGCCTGGGTGGCCCACGGGAAACGGGGACGTTGTGGGAATTGCCGTTGCCTACGACAACTTTAATGCGTACCTTCCCTTCGCGCATGAAGGCGGGGGGAACCTAGACAGAAAACGGGTCTTGGATTGGTTCAAGCGGGAAATCGCCAAGAACCCGTCGGACAAAATTTTTTATAACGCCGCGTACGACGTGGGCTGGCTAAAGCGGCTGGGGATTGACCTAGATGGTCGCATCATTGACGCCATGCTGGCAGTGCCCCTCCTGAATGAGAACCGCTTTAGCTATTCGCTCAATTCCGTAAGCTACGATTTCACGGGTCAGATGAAGTCCGAGGCCGCACTGCGGGAGGCCGCTCAGGAGTTTGGCGTGGATCCCAAAGGAGAACTGTACAAACTCCCCGCGCCATTCGTTGGGGAGTACGCAGAAGCGGACGCGAAACTTACGCTCGATCTCTGGCGATTATTTAAGATGGAGTTGACCAAGGAGGACTTGTGGCAGGTGTTCGACATGGAGAGCAGCGTCCTTCCCCTCTGCATAGACATGACGTGGAGAGGAATCCGGGTAGATTTGGACGCAGCCGAGCGTCTCAAACAGGACCTGCTAAAAGTAGTCAAAAAGATTCTCTTGGAAATTAAGCGTGAAACGGGAGTTTCCATCGAGCTATGGGCGGCGGCAAGCATAGCAAAAGTCTTTGACCATCTGGACATCCCCTATGGCAGGACAAAAACGGGTCTACCCAGCTTCACAAAAAATTTCTTGGCGCAACACGACCACCCCATTGCCCAAAAAATAGCGGAAGCGCGGGAATTCGACAAGGTCGGAAACACTTTTCTGTCCAGCATCTTCCGATACGCGCAGGAGGGAAGAATCCACGGCCACATTAACCAGTTGCGGAGCGAGGGCGGGGGGACTGTGTCGGGGAGGATTTCAATGGCTAACCCAAACCTTCAGCAGATCCCGGCCAGAAATCCGGAGATGGCTTCCAAAATACGGGGGCTTTTCCTGCCGGAGGAGGGCGAAAAATGGGCTTCACTTGACTTCGATCAG